ACGCCTTTGTCTGCTTCACGGTTACCCGCAGCAACGATGATAACATTGTCTGGCAGTTTGTATTGCCCGACACGACGATTTAGAATCAACTGATATGCTGCCGCTTGTACAGCAGGAGCAGCTGAGTTCATCTCGTCAAAAAATACAACAATGTTGTCGTATTGTGCTGCCATTTCTTCGTCTGGCAGTTCTGATGGAGCACCCCATGTCATTTTAACATTTGCGCTGTCAAAATATGGAATGCCTTTAATATCAGTTGGATCCCAAAGACTCAACCGAATATCGATTAGATGTGAATTAGTTAAGCTATCGGTAATTTGTGCTACGATGTCACTTTTGCCGATGCCGGGAGGACCCCACAAAAACACTGGACGCTTTTTTAGCATAGCGTGACGCAGTGCGTTTTTTGCTTTGTTGGGTGATACGGTGCGAATTACGTCTGACATTTGTATTCCTTTCTAAATCAGTGCCTATGTCTTAGTGTAGTATACTTTTACGTTTGTGTCAAGTGATAATATTCCAGATAATTGCGCCAATTACAATCATCCAAAAGATATTCCAAAATTCGCCTGTGACTACTTCTTTATTAGACACTGGTTGAACACAATTAGGACATACTTTTGCACCAATAGGTTTATCTAAAAAACACTTTGGACATTGAACATTCACCATCTTTATGACTCCTTATATAATTTACGTATTTTGGCACGATCGTTGTAACCAATGCCTTGCTTCCAAAGGAAGTAATCAAATCCTTGCTCGCAATCTACGTCATCGCCTTCAGCATCAGCAAGAAACTCAACTGCTTTTTTCCAGTTACAATCACAAAACTTCATAGTTGCTGCAACCTGCTTGCGGAACTCTACAAGATTAGCTGCTTCAGCAGCCTCCTCCTGTGCTTGAGACGCTTTCATTGCGTCAATCAAAAGGTCCCAACACTCTTGCTTTTCAGCAGGTGTATATTCGTTCCAGTCATCAAAGAAACGCTGTGATGGACGAAAACCATATGCGTCTTTGTGTAGATCTGAAATAATGTTATCTTCGTATGTGTAAGACATTTTGTAACCCTCTTTGTCTTGTTGCCCTATACATATAATATAGCGCAACTAGCATCAAAGGTCAACCTTTTTTATTCAATTTTATTGAAAAACTTCCAGGATTATTTGGTGTTTGTTTGCATTCTCTTATACGTGGATGATTCCTTGCCCAAGTTTCAAACTCACGCATCATAGCACCTTGTCCAGTAATTACTGTACATTTTTTGTGTCCAGCAAAATATGCCTCGGTTATTCTACTATTGAAGTGTTGCCAAGCATTATGAATGTGATATCCGTGTAAATCAATCCTCATCCTTCTTTGACCTTGACATAGCTTTTGTTAATCCATATTTACGCAGGTCTCCGCTAAACAAACCTAGTTCAACTGCTTTGCGTTCATTTGTAACTGTAATGCTTCTGTTTGTTAAGTAGTACGGACAATCAATAAACTTGTCTAAAAATATAATTACTTGTGTAGTCATAGGCATATCACGTGGATATGGTATATCATATGTTTGTAGTTCAATTTTGTTTATAACATCAAACCCATCGTCGGTAAGTCTAAGTCCGCCTACATCTTTTTGTCTTGTATTGTACCACCAAAGAGGCATATGCTCTTTTACACTAAGATCATTATAACTTTTACCTAATTCTTTCAAAAAAAGTTTAGTGTAAGTTGTTTTATTCATGGATCTAATTTTTCGCCTGCTGTTAATTTATAAACAGCAAACTCGTCTGTGTTAAACATATCGTTTAATTTTTTTGCTAGGTTGTGGGCATGTCCTGGATTGCTAAAACTTGTTTTTTTGTATTTAGGTCCAGGATAACCAGTCAAGCTATTACTGCTTTTTAAATTAAAAGGTTTATCTTGGTAGAAGACAGCCCAGATTGCTTCCGCATCTAATACTTGCTCGCACTTGTATGTTACTTTATTTGTAAACTCAAGTTTTACTGTAGGCTTAGGTCTACTCATATGCGTTTCCTTTAATATAAACTACGCATATATTTATCTTTTTTACCAGCCACCTGAATCCATATTAATCTCAATAGTTTGGTCTTGGTTGAGTTTATCTATTTTTTCATCTAATATTTTTTCTAAATCGCCGTGCAATCTAGCCATTACTTCACCAAGTGTAAAGGCTAGAGTTTTTGCTTGATTAATATCCAGACGAACTTCTTTTGCTCTACTTTGTTCAGCAACCTTTACCATTTGTATAAGTTGCTGAATTGGCATTGTATTAATCGGATCGGTTGACATTTGCTAAAGCCATTTTCATTTCTAGTTCTGTTTTATATGGACCCATATATTCATTGCGTTCTACTGTTATCAATTTAGGACAATAACTTTTTAACCAATTTACATTGAATTTGATCAAATAATATCCTGCACAGTAGACACTTTTTGATTTTTCACTTTTTGTAAACAATGGAAGTTTGCGTTGGATATCATACATGCTATTATACGGAATAGTGCGTGTTGGATAACCATGCACATCTTTTTGTTGTTTACCATCTATATTTTTAATACTTGCAACTAAAAAGTTTTTTCCAAAAGTTTTTTTAAGTTGACTTTCATTTTTATAAAGATCAATTTTGCCTTTGCTGTTAATGACAAATCCTTCGTCATTTTTGCTAAGTGTACCAATACGTACACCTTCTTGTTCTACAATCCAAAATTTGTTTTCTAAAACTGGTTTAGCTGTTATACTCATTTATACCTCGCTTGTAACGGTTCTGCATAACTTGCTGCATTGTCTGCAATGCGCTGAAGATCCCAACGAGCACAAAACTTCATAAGTCTCATACCTACTTGTGAAATGTTTTTACTATCTGCTGATTGGATAGTATTATTTATTTCTGTTCGAATATGCTCGGGTTGTGCTGTAAGATCGCATAGTGTAACATTACGTGTATAATCGTCAAGTACACGATGCTCTTCGCCGTTGTGATCTACCCAACGCTGTAGCATCATGTTATTCCAATTGTAGCCTTTGTTATCTTTATCAGCAAATGCTTCTAACAAACCTACTTTGTTCTTTGTGCCTTTCTTGCGCACACCAGGGTAGGCACTAAAAACATTGTCGCTAGTGTCACCACGCATACACTTCTCAAAAAGCAAGTATGCGGGCTCAGGAGCAGGCTTTGGCTCGCCTGTCTTCTTATCGCACACGGGCTGTCCTTTGTCATCAAAGTATCCTTCTACAGTAATTGTAGTATTACTTACCCCGTTGTATTGACGCACATTGGGTGCAATCAATTGTGCAAAGTCACCATCTGTACTAATAATAACATGATCATCATTGGGGTGATTTTGTATCCAACCCGCAATCAAATCATCTGCTTCTAGCACAGGATTGTGTAATACAGTGCAGTTAGTCTTGTCTGTAACAAACTCTTTAAACTCGTCAAAGATTTCCCAAAACACTTTATCTTCTTCTGCTTCACGTGGAGTAAGTGCATCACGTGCTTCTTTACGATTACGCTTGTATGGTTCATAGTAGTCCTTACGCCACGAACGTCCTTCTAAGCAGAAAACAACGTGCGAACCGTTAAAGTCCTGCCACGCTTTCTTAATACTGTTTAGTGTGATATGCATTGCCATGCCAACTTTAGTATCAATGTCGCCACGTACAACATGACGAGCACGGAAAAATGTGTTAGCAGTGTCAATTAAAATATAAGTCATGATACTTCGCTTTTGCCTTTGTCTATTGGTACTACATTAATATAACCGGCATTTCGTGATGTGTCAAGTCCTTCTTCTGCCAACATGTTATAAACAATGTCTTTGAACCAACGATCTACAATTTGTTCCGGTTCGTCACCTTCACTGCCATAACCTGCTGCCAATAGTTCCTCAATAAAGTAATCATTCCAATCTAGTTCAAAAAACCCGTTGCGAATATTATCTTCATTGACTTTCATATCAAGTACATTTACCCAAGGTTCGCCTTTTTTAGTAGCATATGCTTTAGGATCTTTTACTTTGAGCTTTTTGTCTGATTCTGCTTCTAGTGCAGCTTTTTGTTCAGCTAGTTCTTGTTCTTTTGCTTCAATGCCTGTTACACGTTTTAACCATTGTTTCATACTAGTTTCCTTATCTTTTCGTATTCCTCTTCGCTTTTGATGCCTTTTGGAATACTATCCAAGTTTTCTTTAAGTGCCCCAGGCATTTCCGAATAGGCTAATGTGGAGTCTTGGCGAGAACCTCCACCCTCGTTCCATACAGAGGTTCGCCACCTCTTGTACGTTGAGAGTGTATTCTTCCGACCTACCCCCAAGCGGCATGAGATATACAGGAACGTCCACGCCCGCTTTACGATAGGTATCAACTGCTCTACCAACTTCGTCAACATCACTCTGATCAGCAACAACAAACTTAAAATACATATCAGCGCCATCAACAAGGGAATACTCACGAGCAACATCAGGCTTAATAGCATCATCCCAAGACTCGCCCGATACGGATAGTTTGGGAGAACAGCTAAAAGTGAGCTGAATTCTTTCGTGACCGTTGAGATAGTTGTAGAAGTCATCGTGTAGATGCTGTGTAGTGTTGGTTTCGATTGTGACATTTTTAAGATCCTGCATACCTGGGTGTTCAAATAGCTCGACATACAACCGTTGCCAAGCAAGTAGTGGCTCTCCGCCTGTAAGGATAAGATGTACATCTTGTCCATTGTCCATAGTCCATTTGCCTTCTGGCAACAAACTTAACAAGTGTTCAACTACTTCGTCAACTGTTGCAAGTTTGTTAAAGTCTTTGAACTCTGGATAGATACTTGCGTATGTATCGCAACCTGTGTGTACAATAGGCAAGTCTTCAAACTTTTCTGTTTTTTCTACAATGCCGTCGTCTAACAATGCTTTTACTTCTGCATTGTAACGATTACCTTCTGCGTGTTGTTTCCAGCGATCACCTACGCTTTTATCAACGCCAAAGTTCATGCAACGAAAGTTACAACCAAAAGTGCGTAGGAATACACTAGGTACTCCTACAAACTTGCCTTCGCCTTGCACACTGTAAAATGCTTCACTATATCTTAATTTCATTTGTATAACATCCTTGCACAAGTTAATACACTGTTTTCTTCTAAACAGTCACTCCATGTATGTACTGTGTACCAGCCAATAGATCCAAAGATAACAATAATAGCAATCAGATAACCTATAATTTTAATCCAATCGCTCATCTTGGTGCAAACTCCTGTTGTAATTTAATATTGTCAAAAAACTCTTTTTTAACACCAGGATCTGTTTTAAAACAACCTTCTAGTACAGTAGTCTGTGTTAGTGAACTATGCGCCATAATACCTCTATTTTCACAGCAACCGTGTGTTGCTTGAATATAACATGCAACATCTTTACTGTTTGTTGCTGCTTTAATTTCACGCACAATATCCATTGCAAGTTCTTCTTGCAGCGTACCACGTCTAGCACACCATTGTGCAATACGAGTGTATTTGCTTAAACCGATCAACTTATCAGCAGCAATAATACCAATGTATGCTACACCACTTACTGGTTGATGGTGATGTGAGCAAACACTTTTAAGTTCACTACGAACAACAAGCATACCATCATATCCATCTTTAGGATCATTTGGAAATGCTGTTGCATTAGGCGCAGGATCATAACGACCTGCCATTAGTTCATTGATATACATTTTAGCAAGACGTCTACCTGTATCCATGCTGTTAGGATCTGTATCTCTGTCAATCACAAGACTGTCTAAGATACTTTCAAACTTTACAGTTAGTTCGTCAATTAATTTATCTTTATCGCCGGGCTCTAGCCATTGCGAAATGTTGTCACCTGCCCAATAGCGACCGTTGTCGTTGCGAACACGACGGGCAATTTCATGTGATATATTTGTCATATAAGTTTACTCCGAGTTATAGACGAGGATGTCATAAAAAATGGTATACCTTCATAATAAAAGTATACCATGTATTTAGGTTTTTGTCAAGCAAAATGTTTGTTTAACATTTCGATGCGATCTTCTGCTGCTGCCATTTTATCCAATTCTTCTTGGATAGCTTCAACAATATCACTGTGCTCACCAATGCCTACTGATTGATTCATATAAACCATAATGTTTGTTTTTGCTCTTTCTAACTCGCCTTCGGCGTGCATACGAGCAGCTTTAACTAATTGTTGTTTCATTCTTTTGATTCCTTCTGTCTCTGTCTTTCTTCATATTGTGCTTTTTTCTCGAGGTACTGCTCCTCAGTTAGTGCATGCCAACCAATACATCGACCAGTTGGCGATCTTCCACAACCACAACTCATTCTGTGTACGCCTCTACAATACCGCCTGTCCACTGATTCGCAATTTCTTGTGCTGCTTCGCGGGTTGCAAAAACAGTTATTTCTCTTCCCTCGGATGTTTCGTGGTCTAAAATTACCATTTCGTCATCTTCTGCACCTTGT